TCGATGCTTAAGCTCATATGCAAGCTCCCTTGCCTTTTTTAAGCTTAAATCTGGATATGGGCCAAGCGATTCAGACTTACGTTCACCATGGTGTGAGTTTATAACTGATTCTGCACTGATAAGAGATGGGAAGAATAGGGAACAAATGGGATAGAATGGGATAAAAGTTAAAAAATATAAGAGCTTGAGAATTTTTAAGGGTAAATTTAGCCGCGTTTAAATTTACCCATGTTTTGCACTTAAATTTAATGTTTCAGAAAAAATATAAGATTTTTATATTTTATTTTGCACTTGTTGTATGGCAGGTATTTGGTTAAGTAAACTTTCTATAGTGGCCCCTACCGTCTTTATTATTGTACGATTAGGCGCTTCCAAATCATCTAATAAAAATTCAAGTTTGAATAATTCATTATCAGCAAGTTTGACTTCAATTGATATGGTCTGTTGTGTAGATTCATTCAGGAAAATATCGAGAGCTTTACGAGGTAGTTTAAGCCCAGCATTCTTTAGTGCATGTAACCCCAGGCTATGATTCGTATGATCCGGCATGTCAGCTTGTACTCCTTATTAATTCATCTAAAGTGGTTTTAATTGCTTCTTTATAAGCTGTATTGCCATAGTACAAATCGTAGATGATTAAAATCAATTCTGATTTAGCATTCGACGTCATTGTGCGTCGTGTGTCGAGTAATGCTTGCTCAACTGTATAAATACATTCTTGTAATAGCTCAAGATTTATTCTATTTTCCTGATTTAAGCTACTATAAATACTTACAACAAACTTGGCTTTAGCTTCAGGTGACATTGTCCTATTTGTCACGCTGAGAGCCTTATTCATCGTTTCAAACGCTTGTGCAAGTAAAGAAATTTTTAGTAATTCATCTGATACTTCTTTGCTAGGTGATTGAGCTGTTTCTATATTTTCATTAAAAGGTTGACCTATCCCAGTATTCAGCCATTCATAATTACATCCAATTTTCTCCGCCCAAGCCTTAACTGTTTTTGGTAAAGGCTTTTTTTGCCTGGCTCTGGCCGATTGAAAAGATGACTTATTTATACCTTTAGCCTCAGCCCAAGGATATGGTCTTTCATCTCCTATCAAAATATCCATTCGTTCCCAAAATTCAATATCCAGATTCTGAGCATTATTTTTTTGCATATCTAGCACCTTAAATGCAAAAACTAAATGCAAAACCTTAACAATTTTGCATAAAAATATTTAATTAAAAATCAATCTCTTAGCAACATATGAATAATTTTAAATAAAATTTATATGCAAAACTGTTGATTTGAATAATTTTGCATACTAATATGACGTTAGAAGTGGCAAACGCCCATTCTAACGAGTTTAAAAAAAGCCATAGTGGCTGGGAGTTCTAAATGGGTTCTATACAGAGTTCACCCGAAGAACAGGTTTGGGATAGACATACGATAAAGGCAGCAATTGAACGTGAGTGTAAGTCTCTCACGAACTTGGCACGCCTTTATAACATGCCTCCTCAAACCATCCGCAATGCTTTAGATAATCCAAGTAAAAGCGGAGAACTTGTTATTGCAGACTTTCTGGAGAAGCCAGTTTACGAACTCTTCCCTGACAGATGGACTGAAGATAACAAACGTATCTATCCACGAACCTTAAAGCGCAAACAGTAGGAATTCGTGAATGGAATTATTTTATAGTATTCAGGAATTAGTTGAATTGCAATCAATTATTCAAAATCCTAATTTCCCTAACAATCGCCAGGGTTTTGAATATCGGGCGAAAAAAGAGAAGTGGGATTTTAAGGAAGAGAAATCCACAGGACGCAATGGTACGAAAAGAAAATACTTAGTACCTATTGAACTAGCACTTAGTATTCAAAATCATTTAAAAATAGAAGTTAGTCAAGTAGTGGCTTCTAACAGTACAAAGAATGAAGTCGTTATCCCGCAAAGCCAAGATGTATCTGACCTCATGAATTGGCAACGAGATGTGGCTGAAAACCGTTTATTTGTAGTGCGTTATATCCAGCAACAAATTAGACAGGGCCTGAAAAAAACTCCTGCTATTGATCAATTTGTAGCTAAAGCAATAGATGGAAGTTTGCCTGTAGAAATATCAGAAGCAGTTTCTAAAGCTAATGCTAAGGCTGGAGAAACCAGATCAGTAAGCCGCCGTTCAGTATTTGACTGGGTAAAAGCAGTTGAAGAGGCAGAAAAACATAAAATTCCTGTAATTGCGGTACTCGCCCCTAAACAACGTCAGAGTGTTATTCCAGATTGGGCTGGTGCATTACTTAAGTTATGGGGTCAACCTCAAAAACCAACTTTGACTGTTGTTCTGGAACAGCTTCCACAGTTTCTTAATAGCAGTACTGTATGTCCAACCTATGCCCAAGCCTATCGTTTTTTAAATGAAAAAATGGGGAATGTGGATGTTATGCGTGGACGTATGGGTAGCCGAGAACTCAAAAATATTCAGCCATTTATTCGTCGTGATACCAGTCAGCTTTTCCCAACTGATATTTATACGGCAGATGGACATTGCTTTGATGCCGAGGTTGCACATCCACAGCACGGTAAACCTTTTAGACCTGAAATTACGTCAATTATTGACGTAGCTACACGTCGCTTAGTGGGTTGGTCTATTGCGTTGTCAGAAAGTAGTTGGGCCGTGTTAGATGCAATCCGCATGAGTGCAATCGAGTGTGGAATACCTGCAATTTTTTATGTGGATAATGGCTCAGGTTATAAAAATGATCTTTTAAAAGCCCAAGGGCGTGGTGTGCTAGCCCGTTTAAATACAGAAATCAGCCATGCTTTACCCTATAACTCTCAAGCTAAGGGTTTAATTGAACGTAGTCATCAGACGCTCTGGGTAAAAGCTGCAAAGAGTTTGCCGACCTATATCGGTAAAGATATGGATAGTGAAGCAAGTAATACAGTCTTTAAGTTAACCCGTAACGAGATTAAACGATATGGTAGCTCAAAAGCATTAATGAGCTGGGCTAGTTTTATTGATTATGCAGTTCAAGTAGTTGATCAATATAACAATAAACCTCATAGCGGCCTTAAGCGAATTACTGATTCTGTGACCCTAAAGAAGCGTTATCAAACTCCGTTAGAAGCTTGGAATGAAGCGTTAGAACTGGGAGCTCCAATTGATCGTGTAGAAGACTGGGATAGTGAAGATTTATTCAGACCATATGAAGAACGCAAAGTTCGTCGTGGCGAGATCGAATTATTTGGTAACCGCTATTTCAGTGCTGATCTAGAGCAATTTCATGGCGAAAATGTATTGGTAGGTTATGACATACATGATGCAAATCGAATCGTAGTTCGTGCCATTGATGGCCGATTAATTTGTTATGCAGATTGGAATGCTAATAAACGATCCTATTTTCCTGTCAGCAAGTTAGAACAAGCACGTCAAAGCCGAGCAGATGGGCGTATGCGTCGAATAGCAGTTAGACAGGCAGAAGTTATGGAGGAAATGAGCCCTAAAGCTGTGCTTGAGCATGTTGAGAGCCAAACAATTATTCCATTCAGCTCGACCAAACAAAAACAGCTTATTGATGAATTGGAAGCACTTCCAGTTCAACTTAAACAGCAGGAAGTAGTTTACTTCAAAAACACTTCTTTACCAGAAGCATTACAGCAACAAGAACCATTGATCAAGTCTAGAACTGAACAGTGGATCGAAATTGATTTAAAAATTATGCGACAGGAGGAGATCGGCACTGACGAACAGAAGTTCTGGGAACTATATCAAGTTTCGAAAAAGTTCATGCAGTTAAGCAAGGATGACGAAACGCTCAAAAGCCATTTAGAGCGTCGTCACAAAGCGTGATGGTATTGGCGTACCAGCACACAAAACAATCAATCTATTTATTATGGTGATTTAAATGACAGCAAATGTCAATCCACAAGTTTTAACAGGCGGTGTGGCTAACATCCGCAATATTGCCCAGTGTTATGAAGCAGTTAATCGAACTCTTCAGCGAAACCCACTTTTGCCAGGTATTTCTGCATTCTATGGCCCGTCGGGTTTCGGAAAATCTACAGCTGCCAATTATGTAGCAACCAAAACTAATGCCTTCTATGTGCAAGTGAAATCTACATATACCAAAAAAGCTTTTGCACAAGCATTACTACGTGAAATGAGTATTCCGATGCCTAATACCTTATCTGAAATGATGGAACTTGCCAGTGCAGAGCTAGCCAAGTCAGGACGGCCTCTAATCATTGATGAGTTTGATCATCTGATTCAAGGTAATAAAGTCGAGATTGTACGGGATCTATATGAAGCTAGCCAAGGAACTTTTTTGATCATTGGTGAAGAGTTATTGGCACGAAAATTAGAAAAATGGGAACGCTTTCATGGTCGTGTTTTGAATTGGGTGCCAGCTCTCCCCTCCGATATTGTAGATGCTACTCAGCTTAGCCGTATTTATGCACCCCATATTGAAGTAGAAAAAAGTGTTCTAGAACAGCTCATTATGGTTGTTCGTGGGTCAACCCGACGGGTATCTACAAATCTAGAAATGTTACATGAGCTAGCTCTTGAAAATGGTGTCAGCAAGGTGGGTTTAAAAGAACTTTCTCTTATTTTACCGAATGGCTTTGTGACTGGTGAAAGCCCTAAACCTCGGAGTTTCTGAATATGGACAGCACATTTTTTAAACCCAATTTTCCGGAATTTACTTTCATGAAGTCGAATGCTCCTTATGAGGCTCCACGTCAACGGGTATGGAATGCTATTCGTGAATCTCGTAAAGAGTTTACGATTGCTCAGGTTGCCGAGTTAGGCGGCATGAAATATGACAGTACACGTGACTTCATTACAGGTCTACGCAAAGCAGGAATCATTAGTGAATTAAGACGTGAGAAAAAACCACGTACCAGTAGTCATATTGACATTATTGTTTATCAACTTGTTAAAGATCTTGGTTATGCCGCCCCTTCTGTTGATCGCCAAGGGAATCTGCTAACGCCACGTCCACTGAATAAAGCGATGTGGAATACATTAAGAATTACGAAGCAGGCAGTTAATGCACGTGAATTGGCTGCATTTTCAAGTAATGATGAGAATGTAGTCTCAGAAGAAACAGCTGACAGTTATTTGCGTATGCTTCATCAGGCGGGCTATCTCAAAATTGCACAAGAAGCTCATCATGCAGTGAAAAAGGCAAAATACATATTGCTACCACACATGAATACTGGCCCAAAACCTCCTCAGATTCAGCGTGCTAAGCAAGTTTTTGACCCTAATACTAATCAGACTATGTTTTCAGAGCGTCCAGAACTGGCTGAAGAATTAAAACATGGAACTATTATGGGGGTACTAAATGCCTGATTCTAATCACATAACTAATTTCATTTGTAAGCATCGTTTTCGCCTGTTTTTAGATAGGAATAAATATAAAAACCAAGCTGAAATGGCAGAAATGGAACTGAGATACCAACGGCAGAAATATCAAATCATGTTAATCACACTGTTAACCGTCATTCTAGTTTTAGCTGGGAGCCTCGCTTATGTCATCAATTAATAGTGATTGGAAACAGTTGATTTATAAACGCATTCAAGAACTTGGAAGTATAAAAAAAGTTGCAGATGAGCTGGGGTATGCGCGCCCTTCTTTATCTCTGGCATTGAATGACAAGTATATAGGCAATACCGACAAGCTTGTAAAAACGGTCTATAGAGTGCTGGGACAAATTAATTGTCCATACCTAGAGAAGAAGATTACTCCAGATGAGTGTCGTGCTTTTCATAGCCGAGAGGCTCCTACACAAAATCCAGCAGAGATGCGGCACTGGCGGAAATGTCAAACCTGTCAGGCAGGTTGCCATAAGCGTGTTCGAGACTGAAATAAGGAGTTTAAAAAATGGCTGATTTTGCAGATACAGCATCAGATATAAGCGCTGAACATCTTAACTTAGCACTTCACAATCGCCCCCAGTTTGAAGGTGAAAGTAAATATGAATGTGTTAGGTGTGGTTCAGATATTCCCGAACAGCGCCGTGCACTTGGCAATGTAACCCTTTGTATTAATTGTCAAACTTCGATTGAAAATCACAACAGACATTTTCGTCATTTTCGGTAGGTGCTTATGAAAACTAAATGCCCAGCATGTGGTGCAACTACAAGCTTAGATTCTTTGCTAGGCCATAGTGAAGCTAGCCAGGCATTTGTATCTGTACTAAGCCTAGTGGGTGATCTTGCTACCCCACTGGTGAAGTATCTTGCAATGTTCCGTTCAGAAAATCGTGATTTAACTTTTGAACGTACAGCAAAGTTAATTAATGAACTAGCAGCGGATATTAATGCAAGACAGATCAAACGGGGACATCACTCTTATCCAGCGCCTAAAGCTGCATGGATCTGGGCGATTAATGTAATGCTTGAGAGACGTGATCAAGGGAAACTGCAATTACCTCTCAAAAATCATGGCTATTTATATGAAGTAATTACCTCATATAAACCTGATCAGTCTGTTTCTTTTACTACATCTACTTTTACTCTGATGTCGGGTATGAAACGAAAGAAAACAGCAGATGAGTTAGCAGCAGATCAGGCAGAACATGAACGTCTTAAGTATGCAAAGCCAAATACAGGTTTTGCAGAGATGATGGGATTTACCCAGTTAAATAATAAGCATCCTGAGCGTGGCCTGAAAAATATTCCGAAGGAACAATTGATGGCTCATGTCTCACAAAACAAACAGCCAAATGAAACACTTGAACAATGCTACCAGCGCTTAAAAGCTGCTGAAGCACTTAATAAGGAGAACCTTGAATAATGGCACGCACCAGCTTAAAAGAACCTCAGCTCCAGAGTTGGGAAGCAGTTGATCAGACTCTAGCACAGTTGGCTGATTTACAGCGTGATATTGAGCTTGAACAAGCTGTATGTAATGAACAGGTAGGTCAAATTAAGGAGAACAGTAAAAAGAAGTTAGAGCCACTACTGGAACGTATGAAAGGACATGAACTCAAGCTTAAAGAATTCTGTAGCCATAGAAAATCTGAGTTTACTCATGTGAAAACTAAAAAGCTGACACATGGCTCAGTTGGTTATCGTCTTTCAACAAAGGTCATGATCCCTGACCCCAATTTTACTTGTCGAATTTTGAAAGAACTGGCTTTAGTACACTGTATAAGAACCAAAACTGAACCAGATAAAGAGGCCATTAAACAGCTTACTCCTGAGCAGATCGCTGATATAGGTGTAAGTGTAAAAACAAGTAATAGCTTCGGCTATGAAATTGCCACTGTAGACCCAGCAGCAACTGCTACACATTAATAGGTATTAAAACTATGAATAAATCAGAACTTATACAAAGCATCGCTACTCAAGCTGACTTAACAAAAGCTCAGGCAGCATCTGCCCTTCAGGCTTTTAAAAGTACAGTGAGCCATACACTCGCAAAAGGCAATGAAGTTGTTTTAACTGGCTTCGGTTCTTTCAAAGTGACTAATCGCATTGCACGTACCGGACGCAATCCTAAAACTGGGGAAAAAGTAGAAATATCAGCAGCCAAAGTTCCAAGTTTCAAAGCCGGTAAAGGTCTAAAAGAAGCAGTGAATTAGAACTTGCATCTCAGATCATAGTAATAAAAACAAAAGGTCCCGCCTTTTGGCGGGATTTTTTTAGCCCAATTTTAGGAAGAATTATGAAAACCACAACATTAAAATATTTTCAGGAAATAAATAATGATCAAGATTGAAGATTTAGACAAGTTACCGCCAGACATTATCATCAGTCTTGGAGAGACATCATGAGTCTAAGCAAAGAACAGAAAGCTTTAGCTATAGAGCAGCTTACTAGTCAATTTAAAACTATCCGTTTGAAGTGTGATGACTATGAGATCACTCTAAAATTAGAACGGTTTCAAATGAAATTGATTATAGCGATTTATGTCAATGGTGTAATAAAAGGCATCTGGAGTACTAAGCCTGGTGAACATCCTGAATCAAAGTTTTTGCGCACATGTTCACGTTCATGCTATTCGGCTAAACAAAAAGCTTTAATTATTAAGGAGGTTGGAAAGCGCCAAGCAATAAAGCATTTTGATATAAACAAAAAGTTTGAATATAAATTACCATACTTCAATACAGCTCAATCTGCATTGAATCATTTAGTTAAAGTCAGCAACTCAGTTGAACTTCTAACGGAAGTACAATCATGACAAAGTCACTCCGTAATCAGCGTCTTGCTGCCATTCACTTGGGTAAAAAAGAGCTGGGGCTGGATGAAGACTCTTACCGTGATTTGCTTCAGCAAGTCACTGGTAAGCGCTCTGCTAAAGACCTAAATGATAATGAACTGATTAAAGTCCTAAAACGATTGGAGGAAGCCGGCTTTATCAAGAGTAGCTTCGGGAAAAAGCCTGATGTTAAGAAAACCAAAAAAGCTCTGATCAGTAAAATTGAAGCTCTTTTAACAGACCGCAAACTACATTGGAACTATGCAAAAGGTATGGCAAAAAAAATGTTTAAAAAAGAAGCGTTAGAATTTTGCACGGAAAATGAGCTATGGCGTATAGTAGCTGCATTGGAGTACCAGGCAGAGCGAATGCAAAATGAAACAAGACGAGTACCTTTACAAACTACCAGAAAATCTTAGAACGATTATTCAATTAACTGACTATCGAACCGCCATGACGCTTATTCAGCATTATGGCGGTTCAGATTATAAATTTCCTTCTATTAAAAATATTTCTGAAAGCCATGAGCTTGCTGTATTACTTGGTTTCAATAATCTTAAAAAACTCTGCCAGTACTGGAATGGTGACAGCGTTTATATTCCTAAGTCTGATCGTTATTTAGGAATCTTGCGTAACCATCGGATTCAACAGGATTTGGAGGAGCTGGGTGCTCGTCCTGATGTACAACGCTCCTTAGCTAAAAAATATGGTGTAACAGAGCGCTGGATTCGTGGAGTCCGCCGTACTATGGTTCTTGGCAAGTCTGTAAATAATAATCAAGACAAACAACTCGATATGTTTGCTTAATAGTTTAGACTGCCATTTTTAGCCACCTATTGGTGGCTTTTTATTTGGAAACTGTTCCACTCAAATATAGATATGTGAACTTAAATAATAAGAGAACTTTAATAGAGAGTTCTTATTCAAATGAGCAAGAAATATCGGTTATCAAAACTTAGCTTGGGTAGACTTGCTGGAGTTAATGCTAATTTGGTAAATGTCGTTACACGTGCTATTGAGATTACCAAGCAGGATTTCATGGTTGTTGAAGGAGTACGTACACGTGAACAGTGCATGGTTAATTGGGGTAAAGGTCGTACAGCTGCTCAGTGTGCTGCAAAAAATATCCCTACTAAATATGCTCAGCCGAAAGTTGCAAAAGTTACTTGGCTTAATAATCCTTTTTCCAGTAAGCATGTAACAGGCCATGCAATAGATTTAGTGCCGTATCCAGTTGACTGGAATGATTTAGCAAAATTTGATGAAGTTGCTAAAGCAATGTTTGCAGCTGCAAAGGAATTAGGGATAAGCCTTCGTTGGGGGGCTGACTGGGATAATGACGGTAATTATCGTGAAAAGGGTGAATATGATTCACCGCACTTTGAAATATAGGAGGATCTTGTTAATGCCTCTAAATATATTAGAAAAAACTAATCAGAATATTTTAGTTAATAACTGGAAAAAAGGCTGGAAATGGGTATCTAGCTGGACATTTGCTGTCATTGCCTATATTGCAATTAACGGTATTCCTCCAGAAATTATGGCCCTAATTCCTGAAGCTTCTAAAGATAACGTAATAGGAACGCTAGCTGTTATTGGTTTAATTTTCCGCTTTATTAATCAGAGCAAAGATAAAAATACTCCTTTTTTTAAGGGGAATTCATGACCATTCAGCTTGAAGCTTACCAATTTATTATGATTCTAATTGCTGTGCTAAGCACAGTAGTTGGAACTGTTAAGCATTTATGGGGACAAATTGAAAAAAGTTTAGGTCAGAAATTTATAGCAGTAGACAGAGAATTAGCAGAAGTAAATAAAGAAATTCGGGGTTTAGAACGTCGTTACCATGAGCTAAATACTCATATAGCACTACATTATGTTGCCCGTGAAGACTATATACGCGGCCAAACAATTATTGAAGCCAAACTTGATGCTGTGGCACAAAAAATTGAAAAAAACTATTCAGGCAGGTAATACAGAGATGACAGATATTGATTTAACAAAGGCTCGACGTGAGTCAATGCGATGGTTATTGCTCAATGGTTTAAATAAGGCACGACCACTAGGTGCTATGGACATTTTGCTTTTATCTGTAGTACAGGCAATTTATCCAGATGCTACACCTAATGAATTACAGGGGCAATTAGGTTATCTGAAGGATAAAAAACTGGTTGATATTCTAATACAACCGGATGGTTACTGGCATATAAAACTCAATGCTGAAGGTATTGATGTAGTGGAATATACAGTGAACTGCCCCGCTGGGATCGCCCGCCCTACTAAGTATTGGGGGTAAGGATGGCGAAGCAGTCTGCAATTGATCTACTTAATCCAGAAGATAAAACCTGGCTAGATAACTGGTTTAAGGATAAAGGTTTCTGCGGCTATGTAGAAATTGCTGAAATCCTGATGGAACGTGGTTATAGCATCAGTAAATCCAGTGTTCACCGTTATGGACAAAAGCTTGAGCAGAAATTCGCTGCGGTACAAGCCAGTACTCAAGCAGCTATGCTAATTGCTGATGCTGCGCCTGATGATGGGGATGTTCGCTCTCAAGCTGTAATTTCTCTTATCCAAACTGAACTTTTTAATGCCCTCATTTCATTACAAGAGTCAAATGATCCAAATGCTGATGCAGGTGAAAGGCTTGCCTTGATTGCTAAATGCGGTAAAGGTATTGCAGAAATTACCAAAGCATCTGTCAATCAAAAAAAATGGATGTTGGATGTACGTGAGCGTGCAGAAAAGGCAGCTCAGGCTGTCGAAAGTATTGTTAAAAAAGGTGGCCTATCTGCTGAAACTGCGGCTTCAATACGAGCAAAAATTTTAGGTATTGTTCAAAAATGACTGATAGCAACGTGTTAGATTTATTAAAGTCTGATTTTGATAGCTCTGTTCCAGCAGTACTGCTGCCTTATCAGCAAGAATGGATTGCCGATAAAAACCCATTAAAAATTGCTGAGAAATCAAGACGTATTGGTCTAACATGGGCCGAAGCTGCGGATGCAGCTTTAGAATGTGCAAGTGACGTAACGGCTGGTGGACAGAACTGTTATTACCTAGGTTATAACAAGGATATGACAGTTGAGTTTATTCAAGCCTGTGCTATGTGGGCACGTGCTTACAATCTTGCTGCTGACGAGATGGAAGAGGGTATTTGGGAGGATGGAGATAAAGAAATTAAAACTTATATTATTCGTTTCCCGAATTCAGGCTTCCGGATAGAAGCATTAACTTCTCGCCCTTCCAATTTACGTGGGCGTCAGGGACGCGTAATTTTAGATGAAGCTGCTTTCCATGAAGACTTAGATGAACTATTAAAGTCAGCAATGGCTTTATTGATCTGGGGCGGTTGTGTTCGAGTGATCAGTACTCATGATGGTGAAGATAATCCATTTAACACACTAATTAATGAGATAAGAGCTGGTAAACGTAAAGGTAGTGTTTTTCGTACTACATTTAGTGAGGCTGTAAAACAGGGTCTTTATAAGCGTGTCTGTCTGCGTAAAGGTATTTCATATAAAAAAGATGAGGAACAGGCTTGGGTAAAAGATGTTTACGAGTTTTATGGTGATGATGCTAATGAAGAGTTGGACGTTATACCCAGTAAAGGTGGGGGCCGCTGGCTACCTCTTTCTCTTTTAGAAAGTAAAAAGGATACTTCTGTACCTGTAATACGCTTCCATGCGCCCAAAGGTTGGGATGATTTTAATACAGTCAGTGAAGAAACCCGTAATACTGAGGTTGAAGAGTTCTTTAATGAATATCTAAAACCTCTAATACAGGCTTTACCTACTAAAACTCAGAGCTACTATGGCTTAGATTTTGCACGTAAACATAATGCCTGCTCATTCTGGCCGCTGATTGAGCAACAGAATACCAAGAAGCGTATCCCCTTTCTTTTTGAAATGTTTAAAGTCCCATATAAACAGCAGGAAGAGTTTTTGCGACTGATTGTCGCAATGTTACCTAATTTTAGTAAGGGTGCTCATGATGCTGGAGGAAATGGTGGCTTTTTAGCTGAGGCTATGCAAGTGCGTTATGGAGACCGCATCGAAGCTATTATGCTGACTGAAAGCTGGTATCGGGAGCATACTCCACACTTTAAAGCTGCTCTGGAAGATGGTGATCTTGAAAATATGCCTGCGGATCAGGACGTACAAGAAGACCACCGCGCTTTTGTAATGATTAATGGCGTAGCCCGTATTCCATCAATAGGAAAAACTAACTCAAATAATAAAGACCGTCATGGTGACAGTGCAATTGCACATTTACTGGCAGACTATGCAAGCAAGAACCCTAGCGCTCTAATTGAATTTATAGAAATTCCATCCCGTAACGAAATGGAAAATCATGTAGATGATTACGATGAGTGGTTTAGAGAAGTGGGCTGTTATTAGACTTAGTACTCTATCACTTCTGTAATTTCATACTGATTTGTATCCTTGTTTAATACAAAGCCTATTGATTCTAATTCATTTAAGGCATCGGTATAAGTTAATACTAAATTTTCTATTATTTTATCTGTAGAAAACTCAGTAAATTTTCCTTTAACTAATTCATTGTCTAAAAGGAAATTACCAGTTTTTACATTATAGATAGTAGCTCCAGTATTAAAAATACGATATTTAAATTGATTAGAGCTTTTAGAGATCTGTCTCAGATCTAATATTGGTT